TTGGAATCTTTCTAATAGAGCAAAATCTTCAGCAGTCTGGGAGTCACTCCTTGCTAATAATGCTTGTAGTGCTGTTCGTATTCTAGCAGCATCAGCAGCATCAGTGTTCAAGTTTGCTCGGGCATTTGTTACAGCTAGTTGTATAGCGGCTTTAAGTGCCTGTCCTTCGGGCGTGTCAATTAACCTTTTTTGTGCAGATAACATGCCTAGCAATCGTGGCGTGTAGTAGGTGCCTGTAAATGAACCCATCATATCATTCATGGTGGGATTACCAAACACACCACTACCAGTGCCAGTTAGACTGTTCCTCTGTGCTACGTTATACTTTAATGTATCTTCTAACTGTGTATTACTACGTTCAATGCCTAACAATACACTGCTGGTAGGAAATTGAATCTTGTTAAGTTGTTGCCCAAGCTCACCTATAGATTGCACATTGGTGGGCCCTACCACGCTAAGTCTTTCTGACACGCCCTTGAAATCTTTTACTAGAGCAATAGCACCAGCTGACATTACCGCAGCCGGCACCAATGCCTCAGCAAGATTGGCTAGTGGTTTAGCGAATCCAACGGCTGTAGTAATAGCATCAGTGACATTTTTTGGAATATTTGATAGAACGTTTAATATAGCACCAGGATCTGCGTTGGCCACCGAGGACGGTGAGATACCTGCCTCACTGAGTGCTTGGCTTAGTCCTGGTACATTTTGGTTAACAAGGTTTTGTGCGAATTCGCCGGGATTAAATGCTCGATCTAGATTTGACACATCGAACATGGTTCCCCATTGACTTACATCACTGGTAAACGAACTGAATTGATTCTGTAGCCCAGTTATGTTTTGTTGCACAGAGGCTAATAAATTACTAGCACCAGTAGTTACACCACCAACTAAATTAGTTATACTATTAACTGGATCAAATGCACGAGTAAGGGCACCACCTGTGACCTGGTCAAACACACTCATGGCATTAAAAGTTTGCCCACCGATCTGGAAATTGGCTGCGTTTTGTATACTGGCTAATGCTGATGCTGATTGTTCAGCAAAACTTTTGGCTCCGTTTACTATTTCAGTCAAGCCAGCTGTACCATTCTGTAAGAAACTGGATGCTTGTGACCCTAGGCTTTCAAACAGATTAGGGCTAGCAAAATCTAGCCCTTCTAGGGCAAAATCACTAAAGATGTCAGTGTCTATTAGACCAGTCAACCCATCAGGTAGTTCACCTAATACATCACCTACTAAGTCACCGCATACATCAAATGCTTCGGTAGCGATACCACCGATTACATCATCCATGCCACCTAATACATCGCTCATGGATCCAATATCAAATTCGCCTAAATTACCTAACAAATCTGTATTGATACCTAACTCACCCAGTGAAGCTAGATCAAACCCACCTACGTCTAATCCAGACAGTGCACCGCCTAAGTCAAGACCGCCAGTGAGACCACCAAGATCGAACCCACCTAACCCCGGCACGAGTCCGCCGCCGCCCAATAACCCAGCGCCGGCTATGCTACTGACAACACTTAGTACGCTACATGCCATAATCAGTATTTATGGTAAAAAATGTGGCTATCCGCCAACTATCACGTCACAACTACCTATGTTTATCGGACATTTACAAGCAGCAACATCACCGGATCGGGCCATTGGTTTGCCTTCAACTGTGACCGTACAACTGCCTTTTACAATTGGTTGTGGAAATTTATGCATGCCTTTGAATGGTGCATGTGGGATACAGATAGAGCCTTGATGTGCAGCAGGTTTACCATTTACCAAGACCGAACAGGCCACAGGAAATGTTATAGTTCCTCCTAGGCCTGCGCGATCTAGAGCTTGTCTTGCTGCCCCTGACATTATTGACTCGACAACGAAGTGGTTTCTACAAATCGATCAGTTTCTTGATCATTGTCTAGAACTTGAACATAGTGTTCACGTAATTTATCATGTGTTGGACACATACTGATTACATGCTGGTCGCGGTAATGTAGGTTATCACGCTCAGGATCTAAACCAAACATGGCTTGTAGTACACCAATACCCTCGGGTGTGGTTAGTACTACACAGGGACGATTTAATTCATATCCATGCTCATTGTGTGCGACTAAGCGTCCTACTATTTCATCACCACTGATTAACTTGAGACTGATAATGTCTCCGGGTTTGTATTGACTGCGTTCAATTAACATTTTGATTTTCCTTTAACACTTTGAATTCTGCATCGGTCATTTTGGCTAGACCATTATAACCACCCTCAACAAATAATCTACCTGCTTGATAAATTTGCGGCACTGTCCTATGTCCTTCATTTACTACAAACTGTCTTGCAGCAGGATCTAGGTCTACACGAACTTCTTCAAATTCGATACCTTTTAATGTTAACAAATTCTTAGCACGATCGCAGAAAGGGCAGTTGGCCTTACTATATACAGTCAGCATTAGGCTTTCTCCACTTCTACAACTAGACTAGCGTCCGCAGTTAATTCTTCAACTACGCTTCCAAGAGCGTCCATGATATCTTGTGTTACGATGGGACTGGGCACTGAGTCATTCTTAATTAGTTTAGCTATTTTTACTATAATTACTTCTTCGTGTACTTTTGGCATTTAGATCTCCGGCAATTCTTCCTTGTTGAGACTATCCGACATTACCCCAATCACATAATTTGTGGACTCTGATTCTTGTAAAGCAGTTTGTTTTTTATTGATATTCACATGCTTGTTGAACCAGGGTATCGGAGTAGTCTTAGGATGTTCTTCTAAGTATTTAATACCAATATCTCTCAGTCTTGTAAAAGCTGTATAGTCTACAAAATCTTTTAAGATCTGTGCATTTAGGCCAATAACTACACCCTTTTTGAACAAGTAATCTGCCCAGGCTTTTTCTTCTGCTACTACTTCTAAATACATTTGATAGACTTCGCCACGTGATTCTTCAGCTGCCTTTGCAAATCTAGCATCCTCACGCTGTACCTGGTTAATGATCCAAGCAGTCCACTCAGCATGTAAAATTTCATCCTGCAGAATTAAGGCAATGATATTACCGTTGCCAATGAATATACGATTTTCCACCATGGCCAAACTAGTAGCAAAACTTACCATAAAGCGTAAGGCTTCTAGTGCATAACTGGCATTTAGTGCCATCCAAATTGCGCGAACATGTTCTTTTTCGTCGACTGATTCTGGATCGACTTCCTTAACACTATTGATTCTATGTAGTTCATCATAGTAACGTCCTACACTAGCAGCCATGTCTACTATTTCTCGTGTATCATGTATTTTGTTAAATTCTTCTTTGGGTACACCATAGATGTTTCTAATAATATGACTATAGCTCTTGCTATGAATATTAGTTTCAAAAAAGCTCCAGTTGTTTACTAGAGCCTCTAGCTCAGGAATACTAATCACTGGACTAAACACCTGTGCCGGTGCACGACCTTGTATACTGTCTAAGGCAGTTTGTCTAAGTAAGTTACTGGTGAAAATATGCCTAACAGCTTCTGTGGCTTCTTTGAAGTCGATCTTATCTTTGGTAAGAGTAACTTCTTCTGGTACCCAAAAGAAACCGCGTGCAGTTTCCTCAAACTTTTGTATACGTGGATATTTAACTTCTTCAAAACGTTGTACAGTAACCGGACCCTCAGGATCCAAGAACATACTGCGTTTAAGATAATTTGTGTGTTTCTGTAGATTGTATTGAGCTAGACTCATAATACGCAGGCCTCGCAGGCCTCCTCCTCTTCTGTTAGATCTATAACAGGCCGTCCCTGTGTAGTTGTTGGTGTAAGCACTGCTTTGACGCCTACTTTATTGATTAGGCTATAGTAGATAGTTTTGATCCCCCAACGATGTGCCCGCATAAGATTGCCAGCAATAACAGTGGCAGGTACCTTGTTGTCAGCGTAGAAAGCAGGGTTATAGAAAGTATTTGTTGAAATGCTCTGATCAATGTAAGCTGCTAGTACTGCTGCTGTTTTGAGATAATCTGAGCAATCACGTTGATCCCACATGAGTTGGTAACGTGTCTTAAGGCGGCGATATTCGGGCACTACTTGTACAAATGACCCCGCTTTGGATTCTTTCACCGAAATCAGTTCCATGGGTAATTCGATACCATTGGTTGAATTTAATACTACCGAACTCGATTCAACAGGTGCAATGGCCATGAGCGTAGCATTACGTATACCAGATTTTAATAATCTAGCACGTAGTGGTTCCCAGTCAAGACTTGGAGCAAAATCCGCAAGCTCATCAACCCCTTTGGCTCGACGCTCCCAGGGGAATATACCCCTACCGTAATAGGTCTGCGACGATTTTTCGCAAGCACCGCGCTGCTCAGCCAATTCTACACTCGTTTCGGTTAGGTAATAGGCCTGATGTTCCATCCAACGTTTGACTTCCGCC